ATACTAGGTAGTATGTATAATACTTATTATACACCCCAGATACGGTTTTGTCAATATTAAAATAAATTTTTTTAAAAAATGCTTGACAACTTGTTATTTTACCCCTATAATATATAAATATAGGCTTTGTTCAACAAGCCAACAACACTACAATACAATCAAACAAACAAGGGCGTTACGAGCAGCCTATGCCAATCATTATAATGGAGTATGAAGACCAAATCTAAAAAGAAAAATAAACGTAAATTTGCACCAGTGCCTAAAACAAAGGGTGGAGTGCCACAGAAATACGTTAGGGGTGCGAAAAATCCTAAAGCAAGAGAGGCTGAAATAAAAAGAACAGCTAAATTGTATAGAGAAGGTAAGCTAACTCCTGCAATGATGAAGAAAATAGACAGAGAAAGGAGAAAAGGATAATGAGTAGAGCAGCAGTTATAGATAAATATCACAAATCTAGTGGTATTTCTAAATCTACATTGAGTAAAGTCTACTCTCGTGGACTGGCAGCATACTTTTCTGCAGGTTCAAGACCTAAAGTATCACAACATCAGTGGGCTGCAGGTCGTGTAAGGTCCTTTGCTACTGGAAAAGGTGGTGCGAGAAAGGCAGATAAAGATTTATTAGGCGGAAAAAAGAAAAAAACTGCTAAGAAAAAGAAATGAGAAAAGGATTATACGCTAATATTCATGCTAAACGGAAGCGTGGCGAAAAAATGAGAAAGAAAGGGGCAAAAGGTGCACCAACTGCAGCACAATTTAGACGTGCAGCACAAACTGTCAAGAAAAAGTAGTGCCTCCTAAACTTTCTACACTAAAAAAGAAGATTAAATCAGGAAAAAAATTAGGTTTTACTGAACGAGCATCTGCAAAAGCTAGAGGGCTTATCAAAAGAGCAGACGGAACTAAACGTAAAAGTAAAAAATATGGGGGAAAATAACAATGAAAGATAAAATAGTAAATTATTGGAAAGGACTTAACAAGAAGGGCAAGATTCTTGCTCTAGCTATTGTTATAGCTGTTGTTGCAGGTATTATGTGGTCATGAGTAAAAAATTTCCAGACTATTCAGGAGATGGTAAAATAACTCAGAAAGATATTCTTATGGGTAGAGGAGTTATCCCAAAGAAGAAAGACCCTAAGTTTAACGGCAAAACTGATAACAGAAATAATAGGATAATTAATGTACAAGAAGACGACAAAGAAAAAGCCTAAAGATAAAACTGTTATCATGATAGCAGTTGGCAAAATGAAACCTAAAAAGAATGGCAGAAAAACTAAGTCAAGCAGAAAAAAGAAAAAAGTTTCTTAAAAAGCATGGTCTTTCTAGATTCAATAAGGCAGTTCGAACCACTGAAGGTGGTAAGAAAGGTAAAGTCGCTATACTCGAAAACGGCAAACCAAGGCTTATTCGGTTCGGTGATGCTTCTATGGGGCATAACTACAGTGCAGAAGCTAGGAAGTCATTTAAAGCGAGGCATGGTAAAAATATTGCAAAAGGTCCTACGAGTGCCGCTTATTGGGCTAATAAAGTTCTTTGGTCTGGTCCTAGTGGGAGTAAGAAAAATCCACCAAAGTCTCAACGACATGTTAAAGGCCGTAAGTCCAAAGGGTAATGTATACAAAGCAATCAAAGGCACAGAGTTCGTAAACATAATAGAAAATAATAGAGACAATGGCTGACCCCAAAGTAGGTACAGGCAAGAAACCAAAAGGTTCTGGTAGAAGATTATATACAGACGAGAATCCAAAAGATACTGTATCAATAAAGTTTGCAACACCTGCAGATGCAAGAGCAACTGTAGCAAAAGTTAAAAAGATTAAAAAACCTTATGCAAGGAAAGTTCAAATACTTACTGTAGGAGAACAAAGAGCAAAGGTCATGGGTAAAACAGAAGTAGTTAGAATATTTAAAAAAGGTAAATTAGCTTTAAAAAGGAAACACAATGCCACTAACCGCACAGGGTAAAAGAACACTAGAAGATTTTAAAGATAGGTATGGTTCTAAAAAAGGCAAAGGTATTTTTTATGCTATGATTAATTCTGGTAAATTAAAAAAAATGGAAGTAAAAGAAAAGCCAACTAAAAAGAAAACAACAAAGAAAAAATAATTGGCATATCTGAATCATAACTTACCACCGTTTAGTGCATATATTAGAAATGAATATTTATACGACCATGAAAAAGGTCACGGTGATTTTACTTTTGCTGATGTTCACACAGTAAATAGTTTAGAAAGAAGAGCGTTATTATTTGAATGTTTACTTCCTAATGGTGTAAACTGGACACGAAGACCTATCCATGCATTTTGTTGGAAGAAAGATGCACCTAAACATAATTTAAATATACATCAGTATTGGGATTGTTTTTCACCTTATGTTGATGTTCAAAGAAGAAATAGATTAGCAAACTGCAGAGCAGAACTTGTAGACTACAAAGGTGTTAAAAGAAAAGGCACATACATGTTTACAATAGACTGGGCTTGGGAAAATAAAGCAGGTATGCTAGATACAAACTTTAGTGAAGACCCTGAACACAAATGTGCTCACATGTTTAGAATGGATGACGGTAACTTTTTTGCATACCCAAACAATAGAACTATTTGGTATGATGATGCATACATGGATAAAAGGTTAACAGAAAATCCGGGATATAAGATAGACCAAAATTTTTATACAGTAGAGAATACTAGAGAGGAAGACACGACAACTGACGATTCATACATGACCCAGTTTGAACGACCTTAGTGAAATTATTTTTTGACCACATAACGGGCAAACTAACTAACCATGATATAATTTATTCTTTAACTTTAGCTAAGTTTGAAGAGAAAGAATATTGTCAAGCATTTGAACAAGGATGGATTCCTTTATCATGGTATTATACAAAGTTAGATGGGCTTACTTGGATTAATGCTAGAAACACAAGATTACTTTTAAAAAAATTTACATTTAGTAAAAAGCAAAGAAAGATATTAAGAAAAAAAGATATTAGAGTAGAGATACACGATAAATTAGATGATGCACTTTTCATTACTATTTCCGATATTTATAAAAAATATATTCAATATAAAAAATATTATGAAAAAGATTATGAAGAAGAAAGTGAAATATTTGAAAAAGAAGACTACATTGATTGGAAGTATTTTATCTACTATTACAAAGATAAACCGATAGCATTTACTGAGTTAAAAGTTTTTGATAGTAAACATGTTTTAACAGGACAGTTTGCTTGGGATTATGAAAATCCTAAATTAGGTATGGGAACATATGCAACTCTATATGAAATAGATTGGTCTATAAAAAATAAATGTAAAAAATATTATTTATCTTATGGATATGAAAAATCAAATATATACAAATCTAGGTTTGATGGGTTTGAATTTTGGAACGGTAAAAGTTGGGTAGATAATAAATTGATATATAAAAAATTATGTGAGTATGATACAGAGATAGAAACACTATCAGAGTTAAACACATATCAACGTAGATATTTTGAGTTAATAAAATAATGCCATTATATTCTTTTAAAAATAAAAAGACAGGAAAGATGTGGGATGAAATTTTATCTTTTAAAGAAAGAGAAGAATTACTAAAAGATAAAAATATAGAACAGATAATAACTGCACCTATGTTAGCTTTCATAGAAAGAGTAGAACATAAAGGTAGAGACCAGATGATAAGTGCTGCCCGTGATAAAATGAAAGAAAGACAAATAGAAGAACAGGTAGGTATTAGAAAATCACCTGACTGGTTAAAAGAAAGAACAGAAAAACATTTACAAAAGGTAAGAAATGTTAGTTCCTAGTGACAATAAACAATTAGAGTTAACAGACAAACAAAAGAATTTTTTAGATGCTTTGTTTGGTGAAGCAAATGGTGACCCAAAAATTGCAGGAGAGATTGCAGGATATTCTCATTACACTGTTCCACTAAAAGCATTGAAAGATGAAATAATAGATAGAGCAGAACAAGTTTTAGCAGCTTTTGCACCTAAAGCAAGTATGCAAGTTATTAACACTATGGGTATGGAAGAGAGCACAACCCCTGGTGCTAATGTAAGATTAGAAGCAGCAAAACAAGTATTAGATAGAATAGGATTAGTAAAAAGAGAGAAGATAGATGTTAACGCAAAAGTCGCCCACGGAATCTTCATCCTCCCCCCTAAGAATAACTAGACGAAGAGTATCTAGAATTATTCCTTTTGGTTACGAGGTATCAGAAGAAAACGATAAACTTTTAATAGAGATTCCTGAACATATGGAATTATTAAAAAAAGCAAAGAAGTTTATAGAAGACCACTGTAGTTATAAAGAAACAGCGGAGTGGTTATCACATCATTCAGGTAGAACTATTACAGGAATGGGTTTACGAGAAGTATTAAAGAGGTTTATAAACAAAGGGTGGTAGACGAACCTAAACCTAAGAATACTGGCAGACGTAGAATATCTGACCTAAATAAAACTTTAACAGTAAAAGAAAAGAAAGCTAAAAAATCTGCACAAGAAAAACTAGCTGATAAGAAAAAAGAATTATTAAGAGCACAAAAAAATTATTGGGCTACTAAGAATAGTTTAAAAGAATTAGATAAAGTTTTTACAGGTGAAAAGAATCTTATTGAAGAAGATAAGATAGAAGAAGCAACACCTAATATCAAAGAGGCTATCAAAGATAAAGAAGTTATATTTCAACCTAATGATGGTCCTCAAACAGAATTTCTAGCAGCTAGTGAAAGAGAAGTATTCTATGGCGGAGCAAGAGGTGGTGGTAAATCATATGCTATGCTTGTTGACCCACTTAGATACTGTGATAAACAAAAACACAGAGCATTATTAATTAGACGCACAATGCCTGAGTTAAGAGATTTAATAAATCATTCACAGCAACTTTACTCAAAAGCATACCCCGGTGCTAAATGGAGAGAGCAAGAAAAAGAATGGAGGTTTCCTTCAGGTGCTAGAATAGAGTTTGGATATGCGGAAAACTTAACTGATGCTTTACGTTACCAAGGTCAATCTTATACTTGGATTGGAATAGATGAACTACCGCAATATCCTACGCAAGATATATATAATTTCTTGCGTTCTTCTTTGAGAAGTGTAGACCCAGAAATACCAGTGTTTATGAGAGCAACAGGTAATCCGGGTAACGTAGGTTCACAGTGGGTTAAAGAAATGTTTGTTGACCCTGCAAAACCTAATAGTAAATTTGATATTGAGATACAAACACCCAATGGTGTAAAGAAAATATCTAGAAGATTTATTCCTGCAAAGCTACAAGATAATCCTTATCTAATGCAAACAGATGATTATTATGCTATGTTGGCTTCTCTACCAGAAGTACAAAGAAAACAATTTTTAGATGGTAACTGGGAAGCATTTGAAGATTCTTCTTTTCCAGAGTTTAATAAAGATTTACATGTTGTTAAACCTTTTGATATTCCTAGAGGTTGGATGAAATTTAGAGCAGCAGACTGGGGATATAGTTCACCTGCTTGTTGTTTATGGTTTGCAATAGACTTTGATAATAATATATTCATATATAGAGAACTTTATACTAAAAAACTAACTGCAGATTTATTTGCACAAAAGGTTGTAAAATTGGAAGAAGGCGAGTATATTAGATACGGAGTTTTAGATAGTTCTACTTGGGCTAGACGTGGAGACATAGGACCAAGTATTGCAGAGACTATGATACAAGAAGGATGTAGATGGAGGCCATCAGATAGAAGTCCTAAAAGTAGAATAGCAGGTAAATTAGAAATACATAAAAGATTAAGATTAAATGATGATACAGGATTTCCTACTTTATTTATTTTTAGTAATTGTTTAAACTTAATTAGAACTTTGCCTATGTTACCTACAGATAAAAATAATCCTGAAGATGTAGATACACATGCAGAGGACCATGCTTATGATGCACTTAGATATGGATGCATGAGTAGACCAATACATCCAGTATCAAAACAATTTCATGATATAGGCGTAGGTCAAACTAAAGATATAATATCTGATAAAGTATTTGGTTATTGAACTGTTTAAATTTTTTACTTGCCTTATCTCTTCATATAGGATTAGATAACGAATATAATTCTGTTCATCCACATGCTAGATGTACTATAGATGATAACATATTAGGTGCATATTATAATAGCGAATATAATGTAAGTTCTTATATAGGAAAATTTTTTGATTATAAAGATACTACTATTGAATATGGTTTAGTTACAGGATATTCAGGAAGTGACATAGCACCTATGATAAGATTAAAAAAAGATAATTTTTTTGTTGCACCTGCTTATGAAGTTACAGGAAATATAGGAATAGTTATAGGTGTAGAAATAAAACTATAATGAAAAAAAGTATAAAAGTAGGATATAGAAATTATAATATAAAAGTTTTAGATTCTGTCATGGCAAGAGTAAATGAATTGCATGGACAGTTTTTAACTAGTGAAGGAGTGATAGCTTTATCCTCCGCAGAAGATTCTGTTTCTCATGGCAACACTTTTATTCACGAAATATTACATGCAATAATATATCAGTGGGGCATAGACTTAGATGAGAAAGAAGAAGAAAGAATTTGCAATATTCTTGCAAATGGACTAACAACTGTAATAGTGGATAACTCTTGGTTACTTCCCTATCTACAAAAACACATAGGAGAAAAAAATGGCAATAATGTATAAATACACTATGGGTGAACTTCCTGATGAAAACAATATGGGTTACGGAAACACAAAGAAAAAACAAGGTGATTCTAAAACCAATGTTGTTAAGGGTGGTGCTGCACTTCCTGCAGACTATGCAGAGGGTGGAGTAAACAAAGAGTTCCCTAAAGAAACTAAAAATATGGTAGACGGAAAAGTCTTTACCCTAGCAGACGAAAGAGATTATTAAGAGGTAATATATGCCACACGATAATAAAAGTGGCTTCTTATAATAATTTAGGCTATCTTATTGAAGCTAGACTAAAAGAATCTGAACAAGCACGTCTTTATGACGAAAAAAGATGGTTAAGAGCATACAGAAACTATAGAGGAATCTATGGTGCTGATATGGCTTTTCGTGATTCTGAAAAGTCAAAAGTATTTGTAAAGGTAACAAAGACAAAAGTCTTAGCTGCATACGGACAACTAATAGAGGTTTTATTTTCTCAAGGAAAATTTCCTATTAATGTGATGCCTACAACCGACCCAACGGGTGTAGAGCAATACGCACATATTAAACCGAATAACATGAAGAATCCTCGTATGGAGGATATCTATGGGTTTGAAGGTGATGGTAGAGAGATGGAACCTGGTGCTACTGCAGATAGTATTTTAAACGGATTAGCAGAAAAATATGCTAACGCAGGTTTTGAAAAAGGTCCTGCACCTGATTTAAAAACTATGCCACAGATAGAACCTGCAGAAGAAGCTGCACGAAATATGCAGAAACTAATACATGACCAACTAGAAGAAACACATGCAATATCTGTCATGAGACATGTATTGTTTGAAATGTGTTTACTTGGAACAGGTGTTTTAAAAGGTCCATTTAATTACGAACAATCAATACACAAGTGGTCTTTGAATGATGCAGGTGAAAGAGAATATACACCCGCAACTAAATTAGTACCAAGAATAGAAGCTGTTAGTTGTTGGGATTTATATCCTGACCCAGATGCAGTTCAAATAGAAGATGCAGATTATGTCATTCAAAGACACATATTTAATAGAACACAACTTAGAGATTTAATTAATAGACCATTTTTTAGAAAGTCTGCAATACTAGATGTATTAGAAGGTGGCCCTAACTATGAAACAAGAAGTTATGAAACAGCATTGTTTGATAGAGAAAACCAAGAGGAATATAGTAAGAATAGATTTGAAGTATTAGAATATTGGGGCACTATGGATAAATACCTTGTTGAAGAAGCAGGTATTGAAATGCCAGATGATATATCTGATGACTTAGATGAAGTTCAAATTAATGCTTGGATTTCTAATGGACAAATACTTAGACTAGTATTAAATCCATTTACACCTGCAAGAAATCCTTTTATGGTGTGTCCTTATGAAATAAATCCATATCAGTTTTTTGGTGTAGGTATTCCAGAAAATATGGATGACAGTCAACAAATTATGAATGGTCATGCAAGAATGGCTATTGATAATTTAGCATTAGCAGGTAATTTAGTTTTTGATGTAGATGAAACTATGTTAGTTCCGGGTCAAGACATGACAATATTCCCCGGTAAAATATTTAGAAGACAAAGTGGACAAACAGGTCAAGCACTACACGGATTAAGATTTCCAAATACTGCACCAGAGAATATGCAGATATTTGATAAGTTTAGACAACTAGCAGACGAATCAACAGGTATACCATCCTATTCACATGGAACTACAGGTGTTATGTCTACAACTAGAACAGCATCAGGCATGTCAATGTTAATGGGTGCTGCTGCATTAAATATTAAAACAGTTGTTAAGAATGTAGATGATTATTTATTAAAACCTTTAGGTGAAACTTTCTTTCAATGGAACATGCAGTTCAATAAAGATATACCAGATATACAAGGTGACTTAGATGTTAAAGCACAAGGCACAAGTTCCTTAATGCAAAAAGAAGTTAGGTCACAAAGATTAATGACATTTATGCAAGTTGCGTCAAATCAATTTTTAGCACCTTTTGTAAAATGGCATAGTATTATTAGAGAGATTGCAAAGTCAATGGATATTGACCCTGACCAATTAGTTAATGACCCAGAGAAGGCAGCAATCTTTGCAAAGATGATAGGAGAAATGAATGCAAATCAACAAGCTGAAGGCACTAACCAACAACAAGGCGGCATGGGAACTGATGGAGGAGTACCTGCAGGAGCAGCTATCTCAGACACACAAGGGTCTGGAGGTGGCAATATCGGAATCGGAACTCCACAAACTCCAGGGGAAAGCGGCTTTACTGCACCAAATACTCAACCTCAAGGACCAACTGAACAATAAATAAATGTCTACACTTAGTGATTTACAAAAAAAGTTACAGCAGGAATCAGAAGGAATTATGTTTCCTTTTAGAACATCTGCACCCTCTACAACTGTAAAAACAACACAACCTGTATTAGACACAGCAACTGATGGCATTATGTCAGTCACTGGGGAAAAATATATTGGTCCTGATTCTGTAATACAATTCTCACAAGAAGGTCAAAGACAACTAAAAGAGATTGAAAAAGGAATGCTACCTCAGTTTGACCAAACACAGTTTCCTGATATTGGTAAAGGCAGAGTAGAGGATAGAGGGGGCACAGCACCTACTCCACCAATAACTACACCTGTAGAACCAGAGCAACCTGCATTTGACCCATGTCCTCCAGGATTTAAATTAATTAATGGAGTATGCCAACCCATTGAACAAGATACAGGTAGGTCGTCAGATGATAGGTTTAAAGGCTCTACTTTTGATACTCAGTTTGGACAACAAGCACCTGGATTTACTGTAAAAGATAGATTAAATTTTCAAGTAAGTGTGCTAGGTCAAGGTGGAAGTCAAGACGTTACTAATTTTTACTCTGGTAATAATTTAATTAATGTCAGTCAAGATTCTATATCTGTAAATTTTAACAATATTGAAAACTTAGGAGGAGAGGGTTTAATGGGAGTTATAAATCCTGCAGGTATGATTAATAAAACTAG